TATGATTCCTTGGGAAAGGGAGGTTTATATTACTCTTCTCCAACAATATATTGAAGAGGAAACCCTGAAGAATCAAGCGAATGGATAGGGCAGAAGCTGGTTTAAGAGCACAAACAGGTGAAAAACCAGGTGGTGGGTATTATACTGCTTCGGATAGAATTACTCTGCAAAAGTTTTCACTTGGTAGAATTACAACTCTCCCAAGATCTGTTTTCGGTGGGCGTGTAGTCTCTGGCGGCGGAGGTAGTGCTGGAGTGGGTGGAGGAGGCGGCGGTGCTGGTGCCACTACTGGCACAGCAATTGTAGTTAGACCTCAAGTCAGTTTAGTTGATAGAGCACAAGACTTAAGAATTCAAACAACTCAACAAACAGTTGGTGGTCTTCAGCAGAGTCTTGATGTAATTCGTGTGCAAGTCACTGACTTAAATCAGGGAGTGCAAAACACTGCCAAATTATTGCAGGCAGAAAGTGCTATTGAGCAGAATCAACTCAAGCAAGAGCAAGAACAGGAAAGAAGATTAGCAGAGCGTAAAATTCGTCTTGGAAAAGAAAGTGCTCTTGAAAGAGGAATACAAGTAGCACTAGCAAAACCAATACTTAAACTTCAACAAACCATTACAAGTTTGTTTGACCGTATTATGGGGTCTCTGACAACATTATTCTTTGGATGGCTTACAAATCAAGGTATTGAAACCTTAAAAGCACTTACTGAAGGAAATAGTAAAAAACTTGAAGAAATTAAGAATAATGTTATTAAGAATGTTTTATATGCAATAGGTGCTTTTGCGGCAGTTAAAATAGGATTCGGTCTCTTAATGAGAACGATTACTGGATTAACATTGAGATTGACAGGTCTTGTTGCTAAAATTGCTTTAGCACCTTTTAGATTGGCAGGAGCAGCAATTGGTGGACTACTTGGACTTGGTAGAGGAGCAGCAAGAGCAGTTACAGGTGCTGGCGGTAGGACTCCCATTACCACAAGTGGTGGAAGGGCTTTGAGTAGAAGTGGACCTTTAGCAAGGTTTTTGGGTGGAATTGGAAATATTGGAAAAGGTGCTCAAGGAGTTTTGAGAGGGGCTGGAAATGTTGCTTCTAAACTTTTTGCTCCTATAGCACTTGGAGTTGGAACTTATAGAATTGCACAGGGAGACATTACTGGTGGATTATTATCTTATGCATCTGCTGTTCCACTTATCGGACTTCCTGCTTTAGGTGTTGACATTGCGAGAGAGTATGGTGCTTTCGAAGGAACATTCTTGGGTAAGAAAAAAGATAATGCACCAACACCAACACCAACAGCAGCAAAAGTAGCACCATCACAACCACAAACTCCTGCAATGCCACCAGCATCTGAAATGAAATTCAGTGTGGATACTGCAAATATGCTACAGGCACCAGCACAACCTTTAGCACAAGAAACAGCACCTCCTTACGGCACATTAAATGTTGAAGGATTGATTCAAGAAAAACCAGCAGCAAATATGCAGGCACCACCAAAACCTGTTACTCCTGTTGGCACATTGCCTGAAGCAAAGGCAAATATCATTATGGCAGGTGGTGGTAGAGATAGAACACAAACAATGGTAGCACAGCAAGAACCATTGACCGATGTGCCATTCATACCATCTTCCAATACTGATAATTTTTATGTGCTTTATTCGCAAATGAATTATAATGTGGTGATGTGATATGGTAGTAGCATCTCCTCTAAATTTAAAAAAAGTTACGACTTCGGCAAGTGATTCTCAAAAGAAAGTCACTGAAGCGCGAAGTTCTGTAAAAAATATTGGTCAAGTTATTCTAAAAAGAACTAAAGTTAAAAGAGAATCATTCGCACAGACAAATCTTTTTAGAAAAAGAAGAGAAGAAAATGAAAAAAGAATGATGCTTGAGGATGAACTTGAAGCGCCAAGAGTTGCTATTAGTCTTAATGGTCCTCAAAAACTTATTCAGGCAACAGGTGTTGGTGGATTTTTTAATCGAATTTTAGGATTTATTGGATACTTATCTGCTGGTTGGTTGATGAATAATCTTCCAACCTTGATTGCAATGGGTAAAGAGTTTGTTGCAAGAATTCAAAAAGCAGGAGAAATTTTATCTGGATTCTTCAATAACACTATTAGATTATTTTTTAATGTAGGAAATATTTTAGGAGCACTAGGTCAAAATCTATTGCAGTTTGATTTCTTTGATACTTCAAACCGTGTCAAAACTGCAATGGGTGATTTGAACTTTACGATGGAAAATCTTACAAGTCAAATTGAAGAAGCATTTGGACTATTGACAACTCCACTCACAGAAGGAAAATATAGTGGGGAGCAGATTCCTGAAACAGGAACACAACGAACTGATGAGGGTGCTTATGCTACACCACCACCTTATAGTGGTCCATCACCATCAACCGGAAATATAACCAATACGCAAAAACAAGCATTAAATATACTTTCCAAATATGAATCTGCTGGGTCTGGAGGATATGATGCAGTAAATCAAATAGGTATAAGAGGTGGTAGAGGAGTAATGGGATATAGTGGTGATTTTAAAAAAATGCCTCAACACGGTGGAAGATCACTCACTGATATGACGATTGCCGAGATTATGTCTTTGCAGGCACCTAGATCTGGAATGTCAAATCAGGAGTGGATACGACAAGGTAGGTTGCACGCAGTTGGAAGATATCAGTTTATCGGAATGACTTTACCTGGAGTAGTTAAGAGATCGGGAATACCTATAACTGCAAAATTTACACCAGAAGTGCAAGATTTATTGGCATTGCAATATTTAAAAGAAGCAGGAATTGGTGCTTGGGTTGGTCCTGCAGATAAAGCTACACGACAAGAAAGAGCAATTATAGAGGCAGCTAGAAAAGAACCTATAAATTATAGACCACCAGTATCTACAAGTTCATCACCACAACCTAGACAAAATCTTCCTGTAAGAGGAAGATTTACACCATTAACAGGAACTAGTGGGAATTCAATGGGAAATAGACCACTATCAACCCCAACAAGTCCATTCTTGGGTAAAGCGGGACCAATTACTTCTGGTTTTGGTTATAGATGGGGTAGAATGCATAGGGGATATGATATTGGTGTTCCAACTGGGACTCCTGTCTATGCCTACCTGCCAGGTGTTGTAACTAGAATTGGATATGATCCATATGGATATGGGCATTATATTGAATGGAAAGATAGTATTCACAATCAATTTCATTTCTTTGGACACTTAAAACAAAAACCTTCTTTAAGAGAGGGTCAATCTTTTGAATCTGGAGCTCCTTTAGGATTAACTGGTAGTACTGGAAGATCAACTGCCCCTCATTTACACTGGGAAATTGGACCACAAGGATCTCAAGTTGACCCAGGCAAGTGGTTAAAGGGTATAGGATCTAAACAATTGCCCGTATCTCCTACAGCATCTCAAATCTCCGCACCACCACAACAAACAAATATGGTGCCATTGTCACTGGCGCCGGAAAGAAAGGGTCAAGATATTATGATTATTGAACCTCAACAACAACAGAATATCATTACTCCTGCATCTGGTGGTGGGGATATGTTGCCATCTCCAATCAGTGATTTTCAACTGTTAAATAACTTTATCAAGAATAAACTTCTTCTAGATTTAGCATACGTATAATGTCAATTCAAAAGTCCATATATGAAGAGTTAATTTTAGAATCGAGCGACCGTAGTCGAACGATTGACATTTCAACAGGTGCGATTTCTATTGATTATTATGAAGATATTTTCTCTCCAACCATCACAGCAAAAATAAAAGTCATTAACACCGGAAACACAATTGTTGCAGAGAATGGCACTGGAAGGCAGTCAATTTATAATGGTCTTCCCTTGAGGGGTGGTGAAAGAGTTTCGATGAAAATTGCAGGAAACTCTGCAACAAATCCTGGACTAGATTTTACAAAAAGAGTTGCAGACTACCTATATGTTTCAAGTATTACTGATGTAATTTCGGAAACTAATCAAGAAAGTTTTACACTTCACTTGGTTTCTAGAGAAGCAATCACAAATGAAACTGTAAGAGTCGGTAAAAAGTTTAAGGTTGATAGTGCAATTAGTGATTCTGTAGAAAATATCTTAACAAATTATCTCAAAACTGAAAAAATAGGTGCAATTGATAAATCCTCAAACAAATATGGATTTATAGGGAATTTGAGGAAACCTTTTACTCTTTTAGTCTGGTTGGCATCAAAGGCAGTTCCTCAATCTTCTGGAAGTGCAACTGCTGGATTTTTATTCTATCAAACGCAAGATGGATTTCAGTTTAGATCTGTCGATGGATTGATTACACAAACACCCAGAACAGATATAAACGATAACCGTGTTGTTTACACCTACAACCAGGTCAATCAAGCATATGATGAAAATGATAACAAGGTTAACAATGACTTTAGAATTTTAAACTACTACGTTGAGAAAAATCAAAATCTAATTGAAAAACTTAAACTTGGGACTTATGCAAGTCATCGAATGTTTTTCAATCCACTAGATTTTTCATTCTCTAAACCAGAGGAAGGAAAGTTTAAACTTGAAGATTATGCTGGAAAGTCAAATAATCTTGGCAGTCAAATTAAACTTCCACCATTATCTGATGGCTCTGATTTAACACTGGGAGATGTGCCAACTAGAATTATTACTGCAGTTTATGATGTTGGAACAATGGATCCTGGAGTTTCGACAAAAATTAATTCGGACCAGACTTTATATCAATCTCAATCTTTAATGAGATATAATATTTTATTTACTCAAACTTTGAGTATTATTGTGCCGTCCAATACAAATTTAAGGGCAGGGGATGTTATTGAGTGTCGTTTCCCAAATATTACACAATCATCTGCGAAAGAATATGACACTGAAACGAGTGGTCTATATATGATTAAGGAATTGTGTCATCACTTTGATGCTACTCGTTCATATACTTCTATGAAATTAATCAGAGACACTTTTGGAATTAACAAGAAGGCATAATAAATGATAGACGAATCACTTCTTAAAAGTAATTTTATTGGTAGAGACGGTTTTCGTTGGTGGATTGGGCAGATTCCTCCTATAGAAAATATGGGTGGTCAAGTAGATGGTCAGGGATGGGGAAATAGATTTAAGGTAAGAATTATTGGATATCATCCTTATAGTGAAGCAGAACTTCCTACTAAAGACCTTCCTTGGGCACAATGCTTAATCCCAACTACCGCAGGAAGTGGAGCGGCAAACGTCGCAACTGGTGTGCAACTTCAACCAGGTGATGTTGTTCTTGGATTCTTTTTGGATGGCGATAATGCTCAAATTCCTGTAATTTTAGCAACATTTGGTAGAAGTGATTCCGTTCCTTCGAAAACTTATCAGTCACCATTCACCCCCTTTACTGGATATTCAAGTAAAGTTGAAAAGGCAAAAGTCACTCCAATTCAATCAAATGAAATAAAAGAAAATTCAAATCCATCGCCACCAAGTGTTACTGAAGAGCAAGCAGCAGCAATAGCACAGAGAGTTGGTTATCAAGTTTTCTCTGAAAACTTTGCAATTGGAAATCAAATTCCACTAGCAAACACTGTTAAGAATACGAGAGTTGATAAGATTAAATCAATTGTCAAGAATCTTCTTCGTAAATTAAATAATCTTCAAGGAAATCTTGCAAGAATTGAACAAACGATTCGTGAGGCAGCAAATAAGATTGTAACCTTATGTAATGATTTGATTGGTGGTATGTTTAATTTCTTAATTGACCAACTCATCAATCTTTTAAAGCAGGGACTAGATTTACTTTACAAATTAGTTTTTGCACAAGTGCTTGCTGCAACAGGCAATCCAATTGCTGCTCATCTTGCTGGTGTTGCTGCACAAGAAGCAATGGTTTTACCAGTTAAAGCATTGGAGGAAGCATTTGGATGTATTGCTGGCGCCGCAATTGAAAGTATGAAGAGTTTAGTCTTTGATATTCTAAATTCTACGGTTAATAATGTAGACCGTTTTGTAAGTTGTGCTGCAGATCAATTTGCTGGCACGTTATTGAATTCAATTATTGGTGTGCTTGAAACACTATTTGAAAGTCCTTTAGCAGGAGTTGCAAAGTTACTTCAATTCTTTTCAGGTTTTAATCTTGGAAATACTCTTCGTGAAGGAATTGGTGCTTTGTCTGAATTTGGAGCAGGATTTGCTTGTAATCAGAGTTTAGATAATTATAGGGGTCTTGTAAATGAATGGACTGTTGGTGCTGGACCTTCAGGTTCAGTTTCATCAACAGCATCTTCTCTTGCCAACACTTATGGAAACATCAGAGATATTACAAACATTATTAGTTCTGGTGTAGACATTAATTCTGTAACGCAATGTTTTACTGGTGCTTTACAATTTGCAAGTCCACCGGCAATTAATATCTTCGGTGGTCGTGGATCTGGAGCATCAGCAATTCCAATCTTTGGGAATCTTGTTACAAATCCAGATGGAAATACAACTGCAAGTATTATTGGAGCGCAATTGACAAATCCAGGATCTGGATATGCTTATTCTCCATTTGTAGAAATTATAGATGATAATGATCAAGGATATGGTGCTGTAGCAAGAGCACTTATTAATCAAAGTGGTGAAGTTGAATCAATCTATATGGTTTCTGAAGGTGAGAATTATTCTGTTGGCAATCTCGCAGAGTTTTCTGTGTTGAGAGTATTGGTTGAAGATGGTGGAAGTGGATATGATAATGACACAGTTATTACTGATAATCTTGGTAATGAATACAATTATAAGATTACAGATGGTCGTATCACTCAAGTCACACCTCTAAATAATATTGTTGATAGTCTACCTGTGATTAGTATTGCATCAGATACTGGATTTGGTGCCATCTTGCGCCCAGTAGTTGGTGCTTTTAAAGAAACTGGACCCATTCCTGCTTCTCCAGACGCAGATCCTAATTCACCAAATTCTGCAAATCTATTTGCACAACAAGTTCAAACATCGATAGATTGCCCAATATAAAATGGCAGAAAGAAATAAAAACGTCTTTAAGAGACAATTAATTAGTTTTAACCCAAACTTTAGAATTGACACTGCCAATCCTCAAATGGGATTGAGTGGAACTGATGTTTATAAAATTTATGGTGTAACTGATACTGGAGATAATCAATCTTCGATTAGTTTGAGTAGTGGAGGACTGTTTTCAATTTATAACGACCAAACAATTCAAATTTCTGGTGGTGCTAAAAATCCAGAAGGAAGAGAAGATGTCGTTATTATTGGAAACAATGGAAATGTTTCGATTTCGGCAAATGGAATGGTTCGCGTATATGCGACCAATATTATGATTGAGGCAGAAGAAGATATTCAGTTTAAGGCAGGAAGAAACATCACTATGAAGAGTGGTGCTGGTAGAATCCTGATAGATGGTCAAAGAGTTGATATAAAAGGAACTAGCGGAAATATACCTTCCTTACTTGGACTTGACTTTACTAGCAGAATTTTTTCTGGAAGTTTTGTTGGTGCTGACTTTATTACGAATGCTGTAGGTGGAATTGTTGGTAATGTTGTCAACACTGTAATTGATTCGGTGTTATGAGTAACAATCAGTATTTTGGTTTAGAAACTTTCTTTAATGAAAAAGCAACTTTTTTTAAAAGTTTAGAAGGTGAGTTGATTATAACTTCTCCATCTGGCAAAAAATATAAATTAGTTGTTGATGATTCTGGAAATTTGTCTACTGAATTAATTTCCTGACCCAGACCCCTTGACACCAGACCCAAGACCCTCTATAATATGGGGGTAATCAATCAAACCCCTATGACTGCCCACACTGAAGAGTTCCTGACCCGATGTGTAGTTGATACTCTTGGTAGAAAGTTCTATCTGTATTCTAGCGATGGTAATGAGCAAGTTGTGGAATGCGAAACTGTGGATCAGTTTATGAATGTATTGGAAGTCGTTAGGAATCAGGTTGATGAAGATATGCTTGCCTATTCAGATCCTTTTTGAGAATTATGAAGACGCTTACAGTTCAAGAAGTAGAAGAAAACTTTGATGCTATTATGTCCCGTGTAAAGAAGGGAGAAAGTTTTGTCATTAGTAGTGAGTTTGGAAATGCAATGTTAATGCCTTATTATGAGCATAAAGAAGTTGATGACCTGATACGAATACACACGGATCACGAAGAAGGTTGTTGACACAGAGTTCCAGATCCTTTATAATTTATCTGGGTTTATGGGAGTATAGCTTAATGGTCAGAGCGGCCTGCTTATAACGGGTTAGTCTGGGTTCAACTCCCAGTACTCCTATTGCTATTCGTTATTTGCGAATAGCGAATAGGTCGTATAGCAATCTGTTCGAATGCAGCGGTCTCATAAACCGCCGAAGGTGGGTTAGATTCCCACTGCGACCACCAGCCCGATTAGTCCAGCGGAAGAGACAGAGCACTTAAAATGCTTCCAGGGTCGGTTCGAATCCGACATCGGGCATAAAAATAAATATAAGATATGGGAGCAAATCCTATGTCTTATAAAATCACTCAAGCATACTGCTGGTATAACAATGGTAGTATGATAGTGAAAATGTATTTCATCAACGAGTTGCCATTTACTTTTGATGAATTGCCAGAAGGTCATCTATATGATCAGGATCTTTGTAGAGAAGCAGACAAATATCTAGCATACGAACCAGAAGACTTATATTTAAATTCTTTCTATTTGATAGATGAAGAAGCACATCCTTGCTTCTTTCCAGTTGATATAGAAAACCCACAAGATTTGCCAGAAGACCTTCAATACGATCTTGATGAGGAGGATCTCGCTAACTAAATAAAAGATAATGAGATCTCAAGAATAGAAAAATGCCTCTGAATAAGTTAGATAACTTTATCAAAAATGTTGATGGGCGTACATTATATGTAAATCCAAATGATTTAGACGCTACAGATTCAATTACGAATACTGGTAACTCTCTTGCTCAACCGTTTAAAACCATACAAAGAGCACTGTTAGAGGCAGCAAGATTTTCTTTTGTAAGTGGAAAAGATAACGATTTAGTAGAAAAGACAACTATTTTAGTTTGGCCTGGTGAACATTTAATTGATAACAGACCTGGTTTTGCAATTTATGATAATGGTGGCACAGCATATGCAGTTCCACCAACAGGAGGAACAGGTTCTCCTGCACAAGGCGTCTTATCATTAGAATTGGATTCCAATTTCGATTTAACGCAAGAAGATAATATTCTCTATAAGTTTAATAGTATTAATGGTGGTGTTGTAGTTCCCAGAGGAACTTCTATTGTTGGTCTTGACTTAAGAAAAACAAAAGTCAGACCAAAGTATGTTCCTAATCCAACAGACCCATTAGTTGCTAAATCTGCAATTTTTAGAGTCACCGGCGCCTGTTACTTCTGGCAGTTTTCTTTCTTTGATGGAGACGATTCTGGACTTGTTTATACTCATCCATCATTTTTCACTAGCAACTATCAATCAACTCCAAGATTCTCTCACCACAAACTGACTTGCTTTGAGTATGCTGATGGTGTCAATGAGGTTGGTACTTATGGTCTAACTGACCTTGATATGTATTATAGCAAGTTATCGAATGCTTTTAATTCATATCGTCCAATTCCAACAACTGCAAAGTTTCCTGCAAGTGATGAGGATTTTGCAAAGAGAAATTCGGAATGGGAGATTGTTGGTGCATTTGCATCAGACCCACTTGATATTTCTTCAATTATTTCTGGAAATGGAACTACAGCAAGTACACAAGTTACTGTAACAACTTCAGAAGCACATAATCTAAATGTAGGCACTCCAATTAAAATCAGAGGAGTTTCTGCACCAGAATATAATATTGCTTCAGTAGTCCAATCTGTAATTAGTGATACTCAATTTACATATTTACTTGAAACATTCCCAATTACTCTTCCCGCTAACCCAAGCGCATCTGGTGCGACAGTTGTAGTTGAAACTGATACCGTATCTGGTGCGTCTCCTTACATCTTCAACTGCTCATTGAGATCAGTTTGGGGTATGAATGGAATGCACGCTGATGGTAGTAAAGCATCAGGATTCCGTTCGATGGTTGTTGCACAGTTTACTGCTGTGTCACTTCAAAAAGACGACCGTGCATTTGTAAAGTATGATAAAGAAACAAGATCTTATAATGGAGTCATTTATAGCACTGTTTATGGTGGAGATTTGCCAACCGGTGCTTCACAAACAGATACTACAAAAGTTTATCACCTAGATCCAGATGCGATTTATCGACACGGGTGGGAAACTAGTCACATTAAAGTTACAAATGATTCTTTCATTCAGGTTGTTTCTGTTTTCGCAATCGGATTCAACAAACACTTTGACCTAGAGTCTGGTGGTGATGCATCGATTACCAACTCAAACTCTAACTTTGGTCAGATTTCATTAAACTCTGATGGATATAAGGCACAAGCATTTTCAAAAGATAATAATGCTTTCATTACATCAATTATCACACCTAGAGATATTAATCCAGTAGAAGAAGATATTGAATGGTTGTCAATCGATGTTGGTCTTACAACATCTGTTGGTATTACAACTCATCTTTATCTTTTTGGTCTCAATGCAGTAGATAGTATTCCTGTAAGTGTTACTCAAGGATATCGAATTGGTGCAAGAGTAAATGATAAACTTTATCTTTCAATCGGTTCGACAGAATATTCTGCAAACATTTATATGCAAGATGGAGTTACAAGCTCCTTCCACGCATATTCAGTAACAAGTGTATCTTCTTCAACTCTAACTCTTGGAACTCACGCTATTCAAACTGGTGAGAAGATTATTATTAACAGTGAAACTGGAGATCTTCCAGAAAATGTAACTCCACATATTGTTTATTATGCAATTCGTGTTAACTCAACTCAAATTCGTCTTGCAACATCATTCACCAATGCTCTGAACAATGAGGCATTAACTCTGTATGGTGGCACTCAACTGGAAGTTTACAGTAGAGTTTCTGATAAAATTGCAGGGGATATTGGATCTCCAATTCAATTTAACTCTACAGTAGGAAACTGGTATGTTACTGTAAATAGTGCAAACGAAATTTATAATCAACTTAATGCACTAGGAGTCGCGGAGTTAGGTGAAACAACAGATCTTACTTATGTTAAGAGAATCGTTGATGAAAGAAGTTTGGATGAGAGAGTTTATAAGATTAGAGCAGTTATTCCAAAAGAACTCACTGCTGCTAAAGATCCTGAAGAAGGATTTATTATTCAGGATTCAAGCACAACTGGTGCCCGTCCAAATGACTTTACAAGAACTAGTATTGCGAGCACGGATTATGAGTATAACAAGAATCCAAGATTTATTACAACCTGTTCTGTAAGTTCCAATACAATTACAGTATTGTCTGAAATTCCTCACGATTTGAATATTGGTGATATTGTTGTTGTTAAGAATGTAACTGACAGTAATAATCTACCTGGCACAGATAATCGTGGTTATAACGGACGCTTCCGTGTTGCATCCGTTGTAGATGATATGTCATTTACATATTCTACAACTGACTTAAGTGGAAGAGTTCATACTCCCGGAGCAACGAGCACAAATAATATTGACTTGAGAGTTACGGATGACCAAGTTAGAGAACTTCCACGTTTTGAAAGAAATGATATTCAACAAAACTTGTATGTTTATCGAAATGAAGTCATCTCCCCATATGTTCAAGGGCAGCAGGATGGAATTTACCACTTGTATGTTTTAAATGCAAGTAATGGAATTCCAGAAGAATTTATCAATCTCAAGTATTCGCAGAGTCCTGTAGACCTCTATCCACAGTTGGATAGAGATAATGTTGAGGCAAATCCCCCATCGGCAAAGACATTTGCTCTTCGTGCTCCAATTGGTGACACAAACACCAGTGATTTAAAGAAGAGTATTACCAGAGAAACTGTTGATAAATTTGCAATATCTTTGGGAATTGGTCAATCAATTACTGCAGCATCCACAACACCAACGAGTTCAACACTCACATTCGGCAGAAGACACGGATTTGGTGCAATTACTCTCGGTGCAATTACTGCAGGAGCATCCTATAATAATGGAACTTATTATGATGTAAAACTCTTAAATACAGACCCAAATCCACTTGTTGGAACTTGGAAAGGTGCAACAGCAAAAGTTGTTGTATCTGGCGGCGCTGTCACTTCTGTTGATATTATTTCTGCTGGTTCTGGTTATACAAATGGAGAGGCACTCTATTTTGATAATACCAGAATTGGTGCTGGTAATGGTAATGCAAGATATACCTTATCCACTGCTGGTATTTCTACAAGCGTTGGTGATGTAGTTCAGGTTACTGGTATCGGTACAACCGCAGATTCATATCATCGTATCAGTGCAGTCAACTCTGCAACTCAAATTTCTATTGCTAAAACTGCAGGAGACCCAAATCCTGTTGTTGGACAATATGCTGTAGTTGTTGGTCCATCCGCAAGAGTTACATCAACGAGTTATAGTTCTGTAACAGGAATTGCAACATTTACAACAGCAACCCCACACGGATTGTTAGCAGGAAATAAGTTTAGAATTATTGATTCTTCAAATAATAATGTTGGAGACTACATTGTAAAAGAAAGAGTAGGTGTTACTACATTTACAGCAACAACGAATAAGTCTTTAAGTGTTGTAAATGGATTTGTTTTAAAGCACTCTCTATCTGCAAATGATGCAATCTCTGATGTTAGAGAAGAAAACTTTGGTGTCCGTCAAATTTCTTTCTATGGAAATGAAATTGTAAGACTCACAACAGCAATTACAGACGATTCTGCTGCGACAACACTTCAAGTTTCTTCCATCACTTCAGGTATTGGCACCGGTGCAAGATTCCCAATGGGTTCTTACATTCAGGTTGATAGTGAGGTAATGCGAATTACTTCTTCAAGTAATAACTCTCAATTTACAGTTCTTCGTGGTGCTCTTGGAACAAGAAAAGAAAGTCACGATGCTGGTTCTTTGATTCGCAAAATTAATCCCCTTCCCGTTGAGTTCCGCAGACCATCTATCGTTCGTGCTTCTGGACATACATTTGAATATCTTGGATATGGTCCTGGAAACTATTCCACAGGTCTTCCTCAAGTTCAATTGAAGTCTCTGACTGAAAGAGAAGACTTCCTAGTACAATCTCAAGAAAGGTCTGGTGGTATTGTTGTTTATACTGGTATGAATAATAGTGGTGATTTCTTCAGTGGAAACACCAAAACATCTTCATCTTCTGGTGAAATCACTTCATATGATATTCCAACTCCTACAGTAACTGGTGAAGACCCTTCCAAGTCTAGTGTTGTTTATGATGAAGTCACTGTTAAGGAGAGGCTACTTGTAGAAGGTGGTGATTCTGGCACAATCCTTTCCCAGTTTGACGGTCCAGTTACATTCAACAAGCAAATTAGAGCAAAAGACGCTGTAACCTTTAGTGGTCAAGTTAGAATCACTAATGCATCAACTTCAGATTCTGTTGGAAAAGGTGCTCTAATTGTTAAGGGTGGAGTTGGAATTGGTGAGAATCTTTATGTCGGTGGGAATACATTTTACACCGGCACTGTTGCAATTGCAAATGCAACAGATTCTACAACCACAACCACTGGAGCATTTACAGTTGCTGGTGGAGTCGGAATCGCAAAGAATCTGAATGTCGGTGGTTCATTATCAGTTGCAGGTGTATCAACATTTACTGGTCTTCTTGACGCAAATGGTGGAGCAACAATCGACAACATTAGAATTGGTGTTGCTGGAGACAATGAAATTGACACTTCCACTGGAAACTTAACAATTGATTCTGCTGGTGGTACTACAACTCTTGATGACAACGTTAATATTACTGGCACTGCAACAGTTACAGGTCTCCTTGATGCAAATGGTGGGGCATCGATTGATAACATTCAAATCGGAATCACTGGTGACAATGAAATTGATACTTCCACTGGTAATCTAACAATTGATTCTGCTGGTGGTACTACAACTCTTGATGATAATGTCAGCGTCACAGGTACTCTATCGGTAACTAGCACTTTAAGTGTAAATGGAAATACAACTCTTGGTAATGATAGTGGTGACATTACAACTGTTAATGGGGAGTTGAGAGTTACTGGAGACATCACTGCATTCTATACTTCTGACCAAAGATTCAAAGATAATATCCAACCAATTGAAAATCCACTTGCTAAAGTCCTTTCAATCAGTGGTAATACTTATTCTTGGAATGAGAAATCTGGAAAAGAAGGAAATGATGTTGGTGTAATCGCACAAGAAGTTCTAGAAGTTCTTCCTGAAGCAGTTACAAATAGAGATAATGGTTACTTGGCAGTTGATTATCAAAGACTCGTTCCTCTGCTTGTAGAAGCAATTAAAGAGTTGTCAGGTAAAGTTGAATATCTTGAGCAAAAACTCCAAGATAAATAACTAAAAAACATATAAGATGGCAAATTATAAAAAGTCATTTAATTTTAGAAATGGCGTTCAGGTTGATGAAGATAATTTTGTCGTAAATGCTAATGGTTTGGTGGGAATCGGAACAACGATTCCCGAAGGATATCTTTTGAATGTATATGGTGACACTAGAATTACTGGTCTTGTCACAGCAAGTCAGTTAAACATTGGAGTTGCAACTGTTGGATTCTTAACTGCAACTGGAGCATCGGTTTCTGGAGTAGTAACTGCAGCATCTTTCTCTGGAAGTGCTGCAGGATTAACTGGAATTTATGCAATTGCCGTAGATGGGTGGTATATTGATGGTGGATATATCTCTACTACATCGAATGTTGGAATTGGAACAACACTACCAACTGGAAATTTCCAAGTTGGCACTGCTGTTACGATTAATAACACTGGAAATGCAACCTATACTGGTATTATAACAGCAGCAGGATTTACTGGAATTGGTACAATTTCTGCAGCAACTTTTGTTGGAACTGGTCCTGGTCTTACATCTTTAAATGCATCTAATATTGCATCAGGAACTTTATCAAACGATAGACTACCTTCAAATATTAGTGTTGCTGGAGTAGTAACTGCTTCGAGTTTTGTCGGAGTTGGGTCAGACTTAACATTACTTAATGCAACTAATATTGCATCGGGGACTTTATCAAACAGTAGACTCCCTTCAAATATCAGTGTTGCTGGCGTAGTAACTGCTTCGAGTTTTGTTGGTTCTGGAATTGGAATTACACAAATTAATGCAAGCAACATAGAGTCTGGAACTCTATCAAACAGCAGACTTCCCTCAAGCATCAGTGTTTCGGGAATTGTAACTGCAACTACTTTTGTTGGCAACTTAACTGGAACTGCAACAACTGCAACTTCTTTATCTGGAAGTCCAAATATCGTTGTTGGAATTGCAACAGCATCTAATTCTCTAAATGTAGGAACTGCAGGTACAGGATTCTCTGCACTATCAACTGGAAATGTTGGTATAGGTACTGCAATTCCAACATCAGAATTGCAAATTATTAAAAATAATAACACTCTTGTCGAAGTTATTTCGCAGACCAACCAAGCAAGAATTAGTATTGGTCAATCTGTTGGAGTAGGCAGAAGTACAGCAGTTATTAGATTTGGAAGTACAAATAAAACTCTTGATATTTTAAACAATGATACTGGAAATGTAAATCTTTATCTTCACGCTGGACCTTCTGGTATTGGCACTGGTAGATTCGATTGGATTTATGGTCAGACAAATACTGAATTAATGTCTCTGACCTATGCAGGATACTTGGGAATTGGAATCACAAATCCAACAAGTAATCTTCACGTCGTAGGAACTTCAACAGTTACAGGTAATGCCAATTTCGGAAGCAATGTAACAATTGTAGGTAATCTTACTGTTGGTAGTATAACTTTACCATCCCTGATTACTAACACTAACATTATTAATTCTTCTGGTGTCTCAACATTCTTCGATTTAGATGTATCTGATAATCTAATAGTTACCAATAACATTGGAATTGGAACTACATCAGCAATTACTGATTTAGATGCCAGAGGAAAAGTTGCTTTATTTGGAAGTATAGGAATTAACACTGATGTTGTTCCTACTGAAAGTCTAGTTGTCGGTGGATATTCTTACTCTGATGGAGTTGGAATAGGAACTACTGCAACTGATGCACATCTTGGAGTTTATGGAAATATTGAGATTTATCCTCCAGATGAGGGATATCAATCTATCATCAACGTTTACGGTGGAAATGTAATTTTTGATAATACTTCTACGGTTGGTGTAGGAACTACGGTTGCCCTAGCGGCAGTTGACTTCTCAAATGCTGGTTATGGTATTACAAATAAGATTGCATCCTTTATGATTATACCAAGAATAACCGCATCAGAAAGAGTAGGACTGATTACTCAAATCGGAGCAATCGTTTATAATTTGACAACTAATAAGTTTCAGGGATACACTGGAGTAGGTTGGACGGATTTCCATTAAATAGTATAACTTAATTTGTAAATATGAAAAAATTTGTAATTCTTGGGTCTGGAACTTCTGGGTTGATTGCTGCGACAATGATAAAAAAACGTTGGGGAGACCAGGTAAGTGTCTCCCTATATTATGATGCAAAGAAAAGAAACATTGCAGTTGGTGAAAGCACAACACCAATTGTCACATATTTCCTAAAAAAATATCTAGATGTAGATATTACTGATTTTTTAAAGGATACTGGAAGTACCGTAAAACTAGGAATTAATTTTAAAGATTGGATTCCTGGAGTAGAATATTTTCACGGATTTCCAGAATTAGATTTTTCTAATACTCATTATCCTGAAAGTTTGTATTCAATTTTAATTGACAATTATGATGGAGGAATGAATTACTCTAAAGCAACTTCAACCTTGCCGAGTCATACATTTAGATTTGTTCACGCCCTACACATAGACACTCAAGTATTTTCAAAGTATCTTGAAGAAAGAATTGGGAATGATATTGAAATCATTGATGATATTGCAGAAAAGGTAAACTCTGATGGTGAAAATATTCAGAGTATTGTTTTTAAAAATTCTGGTGAGGTAAAGGCAGATTTTTATATCGATGCATCTGGATTTAACGCAATCTTGTTAAAAGAATTAAATCCAAAGTGGAATGATATATCAGACTATTTGCCTATTAATAGAGCAATTCCTCAACAAGTTCCCCATCAATTTGCAGAAGTTCCTTCGTACACTCTGGCAGAAGCAACTGACAATGGATGGATATGGAGAATTCCAATCGGAAATAGATACGGAACTGGATACTTATATTCATCCAGATTTACTTCTGATGAAGAAGCAAGAATAAAATACAATCAGTGGATTGTAGAAAATTTCAATACAGAACTTCAAACAGATAGAATTATTGAATACAATCCAGGATATTATGAAAATCACTGGATAGGTAATTGTATGGCAGTAGGATTGTCAAGCGGATTTGTTGAACCTTTAGAATCCACTGGTATTCATATTATCATTCAGCAACTGAAAGATTTTATTGAGTATAATCCAACACTTAATAACTTAAAATACAACAGAATGGAGTGCAACCGTCGTTGTAATAGTTTGTATAAAGAAGTCGTAGAGTTTGTCTGTTTACATTACAATACCAATCGCACAGATTCTGAATTCTGGAGATATATGACTTCTCATAAAACAGAATGGGTAAAAGCATTTGATGAGAAATGTAGAGAAGAGTTTCTAGAAGAAATTAGTATTGAAAATGGTAAAGAGTTTTGGCACGTTGATAGTTATATTCAGGTTGCTCAAGGTCTTCAAATGTTTAATCCAGAATCAATTCAAAAGTTTTTAGATTCTTTGCCAGATGGAAAACAAATTTTAGAAAATTGTCGTATTCGTTATGAAGAAGTTCAGAGAGCAAAAAGACAGAATATGAATATCCCTCACCATTCCGTATTAAATGGGTCGGTCATCATAAATAATCATTAAAAAGTAGTAAGTGATATGGCAGCATCTGTAACAAAAGAAGGTCCTTACTATTCTTCTGGGTCTATTTCTTTTAGTTCTTTGAGAAGTAATTTCAAAGAAGCAGGGTCTGGTTCAATTAGTGCATCAGAGTTAAGAAGAAACACAACTGTAACAAATACAAATCCAATTGTTCCAGACGCTACAGAAAATAGCAATATTTCTACTTCTTCAAATCTAGCAATATCACAATTCAGAAATTCAATCAAGTTTTATTACATCACTCAAACTGGCACTGATGTCAATTTTGATATTGATGCTCAATCTTGGAATGGTAATCTAACTAAAAACATCAGAAAGTGGATGTATATCAATGGAACTTGTGGTTCCAATTCTGTATCCTCAACAGCAGCAGACTTTAATACAACTGCTTATAACTTAACTGTTGATGTTTCTGGTGGAATTTATGGTGCCTCTGGTGCTGGTGGCACCGGTGCTACTATCAGTGGTGGTAGTGGTGGTCCTGCTCTGTCTATGAATTCTTCTGGTGGAAATAATATCGTCGTATTTGTAAGAAGTAGTGCTAACATTTATGGTGGTGGTGGAGGTGGAGAAAAAGGAGCAACAGGTGCAGCAGGAAGCCCTGGAACTTGCACAGATTCTTATACTGCTTCTAATTGTGGAGGTTGTCCTGGATGTGCTAGTGGATATGTTGAAGGTGGTTGTTGGAGTGCTGGCGAATGTGCTAGAAGGCAGGTTTGTAACTGGTGGGGAAATTGTTGGTGGGAAGCATCTGCTTGGACGCATTATAGAACTTGCACTAGAACCTATGGAGTTTCTGGTGGAACTGGTGGAGAAGGAGGTAATGGTGGACCCGGAAGGGGTTATAATAATGCAGGATCTTTAGCGGGTGCTGGTGGTGCCGCTGGTGGTCCTAATAATGGATGTGGTTCTACCAATGGCGCAACAGGAGAAACTGGTGGTAGTGGTGGAGACTGGGGTTCTAGTGGTGGTAATACAACAAATAGTGGAAATGGTGGATCTTCAGGAAGAGCAATTTCTGGATCTAATTATACAGTCACTGGCACAATTAATTCCTCAACAATTAAAGGATTATACCTACCATAATAAATATTTTTAAAATTTGAATTGATTAAAATGTCTGAAAATCAAGATTATCCTTCATTACTAGAGCAGGGTAAAAATCTAGCAAAGTTTTCTTGGGATGTAATTAACTACATTCATAAAAATCAGGGAGAAGTGTTAATCGTCTCTGATAAAGTATTTGATGAAAGACTTGAAATTTGTAGAGGTTGTGAAAAATATGATAAGTATGAGAATAGGTGTAGAGAATGTGGATGCTTCATTCCAGCGAAAGCAAAAATTATCTTGGATAGTTGTCCACTAAACAAATGGACGGAAGATAAGGAAGGTTGGGATAAGAAGTTTGAAGATATTACAAAAAAACTTGAAGAATAGACACTTGACAAACTGGCACAGGGGGGTCGCAAGACCCCTTTTTTGCTGCTATAATATTCCTATATTCAATGAGACCGATGATTCAACTTCGTCCTCACCAACAAATTGCTCTGGATGCTCTGGCACAGCATCTTAAAGGGGTGTGTGTCTTCCCCACTGGCGGCGGTAAGACCAACGTGGGCATCTTTGATGCTCTGCGTGTGTTTGAGTCTGCTACTCCCAAGACCATTGTGGTGACGGCACCCCGCATCCTCCTGGCAGAGCAGTTGTCTGCTGAATACCTTGAGTTTATCACCAATGCTTCTGTGATGCACGTTCACAGCGGTGAAACTCATCACTTCAGCAGCACTCGTCCCAACGTGATTCGCACTTGGTATGAGCAAACTCAAGGTCACAAACTGATCTTCACCACTTACAACTCTCTGCAGCAACTTGCAAAGGCAGATATTGAGGTGGATACGATTTACTTTGATGAGGCACATAATAGCGTTCAACGTCACTTCTTTCCTGCTGTAGAGCATTTTGCTGCTGAAGCAAAGCGTTGCTACTTCTTTACTGCAACTCCCAAATATTCTGCCACCGTTGCAAAACCTGGTATGAATGATGTTGCTGTCTACGGCAATATTATCGCCAAAGTTCCTGCTCCTGAATTGGTGCAGGGTGGTTATATCATTCCTCCCAAAGTGATTACTGCTCCGATGCGTCTGTCCGTCAAGGGTGAGGATATTGCTCAACGGGACTGTGAGTATCTGATGCAAATTATTCAGGACAATCCTGTTGATAAGATTCTGGTGTGTGCAAAGGCAACTCGCCACATTATTGCTTTGCTGTCTGAATCTGACTTTGCCGACCAACTTGCCGAGCAAGGTTACTCTGTGCTGCACATTACTGCCAAGCACGGTGCTTTTATTGACGGGCAGAAGGTCAATCGTGAAGTGTTTTTTGACACCCTGAATGCTTGGGGCAAAGACCCTGACAAAAAGTTTGTGGTCCTGCATCACAGCATTCTGGCAGAGGGCATCAACATTTCTGCTCTGGAAGCGGTCGTATTCCTCCGCTCTATGGACGTTGTGGGCATCGGTCAGACCGTTGGTCGGACTCTGCGTCTGCACCCCCAGGATGCTGCTGGAATCCGCTCTGGGACGCTTCAGGCAGGCGACCTGGAGTCCTACACCAAATCCTATGGTCTGGTGGTCTGCCCCGTCTTTGACAAGGCATCCACGGGCACTGCGAAGGCAGTCCAGAATGTGGTGGACATCATCTTCAAGCAAGGTGAGGTTGCTGTGTCGGTGGTCCGCCGCTGACACTTTGCAAACTGTCACAACAGACACTTAAAGACTGCCCAAATCCCTTATAATATACTCATACACAAAGGAGGAATCCTCAAATGCGTTGCAAAGTTCAACTCTACGTTGCTGGCAAAGTCTTCTATGAGGAAGTGCAAGCACGGGATTATGATGATGCCAAGCGTACTGCTCTTGCTCGCAATCCTAGTGCTAGAATTATCAGTGTCACTGTAGTTTATTGATGACTAATATTCAAAAAGAAGGTATTCTTGATCCTAAACCGGGAGACCCAAATGGTTTTGTAAGTAAAGATGGTGAATGGGCAGCAGTGTGCTGGACTGGTAAAAAATACATCATCATTTACAAAGGACAACAAGTTCACACTGCAAACAATTATAAATCTGCAGTGTCCTATATCAAAAAAGCAAGCAAAGGTCAATCTGTCTCATCTTTGGATCAATTTCTATGAAAAGACTTCTTGCAATTCCGTTTCTGATTGCGTTTGCGACTCCAGCATCTGCAAATGAGATGATGATTACTGTAAATGTAAATCGGGTTTGTGCTGCGATTGTGAATATTCCTTATGCATCGGATAATTTTTCTGATGCGGAATGGGAACAATTCAAGCAATGTTTGCAATTTATGAGGCAGTTTAACGGTATTAAATAGACATAATGCTTTAATTAAATGACTGCTTCCTACTATTTTTGGTTTTTTGTTTTTGCTGTAATTGCTTACTTTATCGTAACTGATAATAGTGTTGCAATTCTAGTGAATCTTATTTCCAAATTAGTAGGAATTTGGTTTGAAAGAATGAAGTGGATGCTACTGAATGATCCAAGAAATCCAATTGTAAAATACTTGATTTGGCGTCGTTCTTTGAAACTTGCGAAGGAAATTCAAAATGAAATCGAAATGGAACGTAGATCCAAAGAATCCAACGACAATCGCAAGACTGTTGAGTGAATTAGAAGGAGCAACCTACATTTTAGATTGTCTTGATGACCAGGAAGCGTATGATTATATCAGTAAATTAAAACAAAAATACTACAAGGAATATTTTAGATCAAATGCTAAATAACCCCATATGGAGATTACATATGCTCTCTACCCAATATAGATTGAAACTTGAAGGTATTTGTGAAAAGATTGCAAAGCAACAAGAAGTATCTCTGGAGGAGATGATCTGGGCAGAGAAACTTGCAAATGTAAATCCAACAGCAGCAAAGTTTCTTCGTCAGGCAAGAAGAAATGCAGAGAATCCTAATATGCAAGAAGGTGATATGGATGACTTTCTAAACCAGTTGGATATCGGTGGTTTGGGTCACGAAAGTAAAGGAATCAGAGGTTTTGATTCGCCTGATGACATTGCAGAATGGTTTGGTCGTGATAGGGACAATGATAATGATGAGTGGAGAAGGAGAGACTGATGAAAACATTTCCGGAGTTTCTTTTTGAAGAAGAAAAATCTTCAAAGGCAACAGCAGGATATATTGACGAACCAAAAGGCAATGAAAAGTGCTCCAATTGCAATATGTGGAGACCACCTAATGCCTGCACTGCTGTAAAAGGTAAAATTTCCCCTGATGGATGGTGTAAGTGGCATCAGTATGACCGCAAAAACAAGTCTTGACAAAAGACTCTAAACACCCTATAATACACCCATATACACCCATTATTATGGAATACAAACCCTACAGTATGGAATGGAGTCGGCGGAGGTATCTTGCCGAAGCAATTCAACAATACTTTAATACTGATGCGTCTCTGGATGTGGTTCTTGACGACATTGTGAGTGTGCTTGAGGAGAATGTAGAGCATCATAAGAGTCGTGCTGACCGCTTTCAAGAAGTTTTGGACGGTTTAAAATCTTTACCATATTAAGTGTATAGTTATGTGAAGCAATTATCATAAAATCCAAACATTATGATAAAATAGTAATGTGAGAGCACTACAACATAAAACTCTTTATTATAATGTTTTTTGTGCGTGGAGGTCATTATGCACAATCTTATTTCTCATAATCAACTTGCTTCGTGGAAACATCTTGAAAATACATTTAATCAATTTATAGCAGAAGGGGAATTAATTAATGACTATTATGCGTGTTTAATTGAATGTAATGAAAGTCAAACAGAATGTAAACGAGTGTGTAGGGAATTATTGAAAAACTAATTGAATAGACCATTGACCCTTGACTTTTTGAGTTAAGGGTCTTATAGTATCTACATATATGATTGAACTGATGAAACCCAACTTTCGTAAAGTATTGGAAATGGCACTTGAAGAAGGTGTTCGTTATGGGTATAATCGTGCTCATAAACACGTAGAGAATCCAACAGAAGGTGCTATTACTGATAATATTGTGGAACAAGTTATGAATTCCCTGTATGAATGGTTTGACTTTGAGGATGAATGTAAAGATGACTGAAAGAGCACAAGAGTTTATGAATAAAATCTGGGAAGCACGGAATTCTGATGCTGACACAGAAGAAAAGTTGGTTGCCGCAATTCTTAATCTTGCAGCAGAAAATATTCAATTTTTCCAAGCACAAGATGGAAGAATTGTTCTAGATAAAAATGATATGTTACAACTTGCAGAGGAACTGAATCAATGAAACTTATTAAATTTGCCAAAAGAGAAGACTTTGGGACAGATTGGTACGCCCAAATATTGAATGTTAAAAATTTTAGTTTGCTTCAAGTGTCTATATCTTGGAATGATTATCCATCTTATCCATATCTACAAATTAAATCAGGAACTGGAGATGTTTTAGATATTTTGTTTTGGGTTTATAAGTTTGGAATTGATGTGACTCTGTTGGGTAGAACTTGGAATTGGGATTATCTGGAGAAAATGAATGAAAACGAAACTGAATTGGTTTGAGTATTATTTTGGTCATTGTTTCCAGACTGGTTGGAGAGAGATGTGGAACAATTTCAAGATGTGGCGTGACCTTATCACTGGAAACTATGCCGATTATGCTCTTCTAAAAACTGATGACCCTTATCAAGAGTGTTATGAATGGTTTTGGGCAAGCATTAACCTTGATGAAACATATCCAAAAGAGTTTCTTGAATACCTGATGGAAATGTGCGATAGAATTGATAGAGGTGAAGAGAAGTTGATACCTATGGATGAAGATTTTTTTGATAGAATAAAAGACCTTATTGATGATGTAGAATTGGATGATGAAGACTTTACCTGATAAGCAGCAACTTGATATTATGTGGACGGTCGCAACGAGTGGCAGTTTGGAAACCGGCACAAGACCCCATTACGGGTTTGCCGACCTGCTGTATGATTACCTCACAGACAACCTCAAAAACAAATACGGAGTTGAACTCTGCTATGAACCTCAAAGAGAAAAAAGCACTCCTGAAGAAACTTGAAACTGCCTATAATACTTGCTTTGACTGTGGTAAAAAGTATGGTGTTTATTCTGTAGGATGCTCCTCCGTTTATGAGTCTAAATGTGGTGTGTGTGGTGAAATCAAACCCATTACAGAGACTCGTGACTTTGCTTACTTCATTACTGGTATTCGTAAACTGAAACTGGAAATTCAAAATGAGAAAAGTAATCGTAAAACCGAAAAGCAGCAAGGCGAAGAATCGTCTGTGTAATATGATGGGCAACAATCCCATCTGCATTGTGGAGCAAGATAGGGGTGATGGGATGCTGTTTCTAGCATCAGAAAACCAGAAATACTTTTTCTGGGTTAATGTAAGCAATGATTGTCATTGGGAATGTGATTGGGAGGTAATTTAATGAGTTTTTCTAAAACTGTTTCCGTTTTTGCTGCTCTTGCAAGTATCTTTGCTGCTGGCGCTACTGGTTGGAAACTTGCTGATTCTCAAAAAGAAGTTCCTTTGAGTCCACTGGACCAAAAGGTAATGGAGTTGGAAAAGAAACTTGACCAAGCACAACAACCCCAAGTTTCTCCACAACCTGTAATTCTTCCTACCCCCCAACCTCAACTGCCTCAAACATCTCAAACCCCTCCATCTCAACCGCTTCCTCCTCCCCCTGTTACAGAAAATGTCACTCCTTGATACTCTTGAATACTTCATTGATGATGTTGAGCAGCATCTAGGTTGTCTTGAATGGGAGATTCGTGAAGAGACAAATTATGATGATGAAGGACACCAGGAGCGATTTGATGACTTCTGTGGGCAGTATGATGAGCACAAACAACGACTAGAAGACCTCAAACAAATTAAAACTATGTTGGAGAACAATGAGATTTCGTAACATAGAGTTTCGTTGGAGTAAATTCAACAACAAGTATGAACTCGTCAGGTGGTATGAAGACATTCCAGGGAAAGAAATCTGTTATGTGATTGCTTTCTTTGATAAAGGCAAAGAGTGTTATGATATGAGAACCATAGGCGATCGGTTCTTTGAGGATAAAGATGCCTGGGTCGTTGGTAAGTATGGTTTGGAGTTTCTAAATGAAATCTTTGAGATTGAGAAAGTAGAAGAGGAACTGAAATGACTAAAATCCCACTCAAAGCTGTCACAGTAACTTACACCCGAACTCTCACAGTTGCTCCCACAACTGAAATGTTTGAGGACTGGGAGGATTATCCAGACCAGGAAGCATTTGAGAGTTTAGTGCTTGGAGAATTGTTTGATAAAATCCATTATGAGATGGGAGGACCTGCAAATCCTATGCCTTACACTAATGTAGA